GCGCTCTCCTTGACAGGTCACGCAAGGTTAATACGTGGCTCCGATCTTCAGTCTTTCAAAATCTTTTATTAGCAGCTTGACACCTCCACCTAGGCAAGTGTATAAACTGCCTACTGTTTACTACTTAACCTTAACAAGGAGAATACAAGATGATTACTATTCGCCCCGCTAACCTCCCACGTACCGAGTGGGTACGCCGCGCCTCTGACCAGAAGTGGGTCAAGTGGGTGGAGAAACCCATCTCTTTCTTTGCCGCTGGCCCTGTTACGCAGGTCAGCCCTGTCTCTAAAACAGGGGAGCTATGGCTACACGATCACTACCAGTGGGTGATTGAGGATGTAAAGGAGAACCGCACATGAGCAAGCCCAAGAAGTATGACTATCAGAGCCATGACGAGGTACCAGATATCCTCTGGTCCTACATGGATAGTATAGTGGACGTTGACTTTCCCGTAAAAGCTATAGAGATAGAGGACGTTAATAAGTTTCTCAACTTTATAGACGAGAGTTCTGGTCTACCTGATGAGGAGTTAGATATCCCTGACCCTAGACAGATGAGACTAAAGGTATAATGCTAAGTCTCACCACCATGTCACCTTTGGAGAAACTTATTGACGAGGAGGTGAAGCACCACTATGGTAAGAAGAACCCTCGTAGTGCACCTTGGGAACGCCTGACACCTTGGGCCAAGGAACAATGGTGCAAGTTATTTTGGAAGGAGAAGTTAGACGAATGAACATCTTTTACCTACACCCTGACCCTCTCAGATCTGCCGAGATGCACTGTGACAAGCACTGTGTCAAGATGATACTGGAGACAGCACAGATGTTGTGCACTGCACACAGGGTCATTGACGGTGACGAGCAAGCAGACAAGGAGGGCATGTACAAGACCGCCCACCTCAACCACCCCTCTACCAAGTGGGTCAGAGGATCACTGCTCCAGTACGAGTGGGCCTATCACCTGTTCAAGTACCTGTGCCATGAGTACACTGATAGATTTAACAAGGTGCATCAGACTGATTACAAGTTGCGCTCCCTACTGCGTAGACCTCCTGATCTTATGACCAAGATGGCTGAGTGGTCATCCAACTACGCGAACAGGTACACCCCACCTCCACAGTGTATGCCTGACGAGTACAAGGTACCAGATGATGCGGTCAAAGCCTATCGCAACTACTACATAGGGGAGAAGGCTGGCTTTGCCAAGTGGGCGTACACACGTACACCAGACTGGTGGCCAACAAGATGAAAAGATTTATAGTCTTGAGTATCTTGGCCCTCTTCTTGCACGGGTGTAGCAGCGCAATTCCCAGCGGTGTGTACCTAGGTATCTCTGTTCTCTCCACCGTGGTAGACAGGTACGAGAAGAACGTCATCGACAATAGACTAGATGACCTAGAGAAGGATGATAAATTTTCACTTGACAAAGGAGATTAAATGTATTATGTAGTGTACTTCTACGCCGCCTGTTGCTTGATTGCGCTAATAGCATTGGGTTAGAAAGAGAACTGAAGAAGGGAGAGGATGAGTGCCATAGTGGTTCTTGTTGATAGTATACCTATGTCTAAACCCGTGCCACTGTCACTTCCTAACCCTTCTTCTAAGTTTAATTATAATATATTTATATAAATTATAATAATAAATATTTATATAAATATATATTTTTAGAAAGGATTATAAAAAAGTGTTTGACAATCCTGAAGATGGTTTGATAAAGTCTCATCAACCCTGTCCATGTGGTGACAGTTCAGATGCTTTCAGTTACTACAAGGACGGTGGGTATTGTTTCTCTGGTAAGTGTGATAAGAAATGGTACACCAACAAAGAACTAGGAATAGAAGGAGAAGACATACAAATGAATGCTCTTAGTCCAGACCTAACACAACAATCCACAGACCTATCTTCTGGTGTTGTGTCAGAGATCCCTGATCGTAAGATTACCAAGGACACCGCTAAGTTTTTTGGTGTGACTGTTAAGCACGATGATCAAGGGAAAGAACTAAATCATTACTATCCATACCACGACGCCAGTGGTATTCACGTTGCCAACAAGGTCAGAGGGAGGGGTAAGTCTTTTCTCTGGGAAGGTTCGTCCAAAGCAGCTGCGCTCTTTGGTCAGCAACTGTTTGGCGCAAACACTGCCAAGGCCATCACCGTTGTAGAGGGAGAGCTAGACGCACTCTCCTGCTACCAACTGCTAGGCTCTCGCTATCCTGTTGTGTCCGTTCAGAACGGTGCGGGTAATGCTCTGAAGAGTTGTAAACAAAACTATAAATATCTAGATAGCTTTCCCACCATAGCCCTCTGCTTTGACAATGACGAGGACGGTATCAACGCTGCCAATGCAGTGGCTCAACTCTTTCCCAACAAGGCCAAGATCGTCAAGCTCCAGCTGAAGGACGCCTCCGAGTACCTCAAGGAGAACAAGCAGAAAGAGTTTACAAACTGCTGGTTCTCCGCTGAGAAGTATACACCTGCCAACATCGTCAGAGGTGAGGACCTGCTCGACAGGCTACGCAATCAGCCCACACCTGAGAGCCTCAAGCTACCTTGGGAGGGGCTACAGGATCTGACCTATGGTATTCGGAAAGGAGAAATGTGGACCATCACCTCTGGCTCTGGCATGGGTAAGACACAGGTACTCAGGGAACTGAGCTACCACATACAACAGCACACCGAGGAGAACATAGGTCTCCTGTTTCTGGAGGACCCCATCGAGGACGCAGCAAGGGGGATGATGAGCCTCTCTGCGGGTAAGCCCCTCCACCTACCCACCACAGAGTTTACGCAGGACGAGTGGGATGATGCTTTCAACGACACCCTAGGCACAGGACGGTATGCGTTCTTTGACTCCTTTGGATCGAATGACATAGACACCATTGTCAACACGATCAAGTACATGCGATACGGCTGTGACTGTCGTTACATTTTCCTAGATCATATCTCTATCTTGGTCAGTGATCAGAGCGCAGGTGATGAGCGCAAGGCACTGGACGAGATCGCCACCAAGCTCAAGACCTTGACCATTGAGCTAGACATATGGCTGGGCATGGTCTCTCATTCCAAGCGCCCCGCTGGTAAGCCGCATGAGGAGGGAGGACAGACCTCACTCTCTGAACTGCGCGGCACCGCTGGCATAGGTCAGCTGAGTAACATGGTCATAGGTCTGGAGCGTAACGGGCAAGACCCTGACCTGTACCGGAGAAACGTCACGCTGATACGGGTACTAAAGAACCGCTTCGCTGGGTTAACAGGTCCTGCCTGTCACCTCCACTACGACAGGAACACAGGACGCTTGACACAGATCGAAGATCCTGATAAAGATCCTGAGTTAGAAACAATTGACGATGGCGAGGAGACCAATGCGAATTTGTCTTGACATAGAGACTAACGGGTTTGAACCAGACCGTATCTGGTGCGTAGGCACAGAGGACTTGGACACTGGTGAGACCCGTCTGTTTCTTGAAAGTGATCGTCTTAAATTTAAGGAGTTTATGAAAGATGTCGAAGAAGTTATGGGATTTAATCTTCTACAGTTCGATCTGCCTATTCTTGATCTCTTGTGGGGTATCAGCGTACCTGTGGATAAGGTTACAGATGTGCTCCTTCTATGTCAGCTAGAGAAACCGGGACGGGACGGAGGTAATTCTCTAGAGGCATGGGGTGGTAGACTTAGGTTTCCCAAGATGGACATGGAGAAGGAAGACTTCTATCGTGGGTACACAGAGGACATGGGTATCTATTGCATGAACGATGTAAAGCTCACGGTAAAAGTCTATCACCATATCACCACGATCATGGCTGGTAGATTTAGCAAGGACAGTATCCGACTAGAGCACAGGGTCAAAGCCATCACCTCTAAACAGGAGGTCAATGGTTTCTACCTTGATGAGTTCAAGGCTATGTCTTTGAGCGCAGAGTTCTCCGAGAAGCTAACCTATATCACCGAGAGAATGCAGGAGATATTCCCGCCGAAAGAGATACAGTTAAAGACCAAGGTAAAGTATGAGCCATTCAACCCCGGCTCTCGTAAGCAGATTGCAGAGAGATTGATGGAGCGTGGGTGGGTACCAGAGAAGCACACTGATAAAGGTAACGTGGTGGTGGACGAGACTACCTTGGCAACCATTGACATGGACGAGGCCAAAGTCTTGTCAGAGTACCTGATGCTACAGAAGAGAGCAGCGCAGGTTAAGTCTTGGCTAGAGGCAATACACCCCAACACAGGGAGGGTACACGGGAGAGTGCTGACACTCCAGACAATCACAGGGAGAATGGCTCACGCCTCTCCTAACATGGCACAGGTACCCGCTGTGTACTCACCATACGGTGAGGAGTGTCGCTCTTGCTGGACTGTACCATCAGATAAGAAAGTACTGGTGGGCATAGACGCATCGTCCATTGAACTGAGAATGCTCTGTCACTACATGAAGGACGAAGACTACACAACACAGGTTGTCTCCGGTGATATCCATACCTACAACCAGAAGCTGGCAGAGTTACCTTCACGTTCACAGGCAAAAACATTTATCTACGCACTTCTCTACGGCGCAGGTGCTGCCAAGATAGGTTCGATCATTGGGAAAGGTGCCAAGGAAGGGCAGCAGATTATGGACAGGTTCTTTCTAAACCTATCATCCTTTCAAGAACTGAAGACCAAGGTTAACGGAGTGGCTGAGAAGAATGGTTGGATCGCTGGTCTTGACAACAGGACCCTGCACATACGCACAGTGCACGCATCCTTGAACACGCTCCTGCAAGGTGGCTCTGCCATTCTGATGAAGCGAGCACTGGTGATCCTTGACAACCTTATCAAAGAGAAGGAACTGGACGCTATCTTTGTAGCCAATGTCCACGATGAGTGGCAATTAGAGGTTGACAAAGAGCAGGGTGACATGGTAGGAAAGCTAGGAGTGGAAGCTATTAAGCAAGCAGGAGACTACTACAATCTACGTTGCCCTCTTGATGGTGAATATAAAGTAGGAACAAGCTGGGCGCAGACCCACTAGAAAGGAGAACTAAAGTGGATATCTATACACACACAGCACTGGTCCTTCTCGTCATCCTTCTGACCTATCTGATTACTTACTTCCTTTCAATGAAAAAGTACATTGAGTACGGAGTCGAGTATATTCTGGCCAAGTTAGAGCGAGAGAACTTTATACGAGTAGAGTACTCTGGTCCAGTTAAAAAGTTAATCACTGTCTCTGAAACGCACAGTGAACTGCACATGGAGAATGAGATCCTAAAGAATAATGTTCACGAACTTGAAAAACAATTGAACGAAGCCAGAAAAAAAGTTGTTGACAAACTGGCTTGAGTTTGCTATATACCTCTCACGCTAACAAATGGAAAGGAGAAATATCTAATGGGAATTATTCAGGGAAAAGCATACTGGGCAAAGGTTGATCCCAACAATCCCTCTCAAATGTACAACACCACTGGTCCATACGAGAAGCAATGGACCGTAGATATTACACTGGACGAGACAGCAGGTGCTGTTCTCCAATCCTTTGACATGGACGCCAGCCTACGGGATGGTAGTCAAGAAGCTGTTGATGATGGGAAGGGGCGTGAGCTAAACGGTAAGCCCACGCTTGTCTATAAGAAGGGCCATGCCTGTGACGATTTTTACTTTACGTTTAAGGCACGGGCTTTTGATAAGACGGACAACCCCCAGCGTCCTCCGCAGGTTGTCGATGCTGATCGCAACGATATCTCTGGTACGCTTATCGGGAACGGTTCGCTTGTCAATGTTAAGTTTAACGAGTGGCAGAACCCTGCCTCTGGTAAGACGGTGCTGTATCTTAGCGGGTTACAGGTGATACAGTTGGTGCCTTACGAGAAGGAGGGAGGGTTCACTGTTATAGAAGGCGGCTTCAAGGGAGAACCGCAGCGTGCCTCTGAAGACTTTGAATCTGTAAGCCTCTAGGGAAAGGAGAAACTTTATGGCTAAATCAACTGCACAATCTCGTATACTACGCGCCTTGAAGAAGGGCAACCGTGTCACTCGGAAGACAAGCATTGAACGTGGATGGGCTGAGAACTTAACGGCGGCTATCTCAGCCTTACGTAAGAAGGGGTATGAGATCCTTACGATCCGCGTTCCAATGCCTGATGGTGGAACCTACACTCGTTATAAATTAGTAGGTTAACCATGCCTAAGAGCAAGATTAGTTCTCTTCTACAGGATATAGAAGATAGACTAGAAGAAGGTGGGGCTGTAGACGAGTCTAATCTTGCTCTCTTTCTGGAGGAGATGGAGGAGGTTATGAAGAGGTTCTTCTCCGAGGGTAACTCCTACAGTGCAAAGGGGAGAATGAGACTTTCAGCGGTGGGTAGAGAGGACCGTAAACTTTGGTATGAATATCAGGGGTATGACAGACCCAACCTAACAACATCAAACAGAATGCGGTTTGTCTTTGGTCACGTACTGGAAGCTCTCATCCTTCTTCTTGTAAGAGAAGCAGGTCACACAGTAGAAGATTGCCAGAAGAAAGTTACAGTGAATGGAGTGGATGGTCATATTGATTGTGTTATTGACGGAGAACTGGTTGATGTTAAGTCTGCTTCTCCGTATGGGTTTAAAAAGTTTAAGGACGGATCAGTGGCAAAGGGAGAAGATCCTTTCGGGTATATGTACCAGCTAGGTTCTTACGCCAACGCCTTGGGTAAAAACAAGGGGTACTTTCTTTCAGTTGACAAGAGCAGCGGCGAACTAAATCTTCTCAATGTAAATCTAAAAAAGATCAACGCACCAGAACGAATAGACTTTCTGAAGGGGGCGCTAGTACAAGACGAACCACCGGACAGGTGTTATAAACCTATTGAAGATGCATCAGGTAATCACAAGCTACCCATTGGGTGCAAGTTCTGCGACTTCAAGGTTGAGTGTTGGAAGGACGCAAACAAAGGGGTAGGTCTCAGGAGATTTAACTACGCCAATGGACCAGAGTTCTTTACCCATGTAGAGAAGCTGCCCAGAGTAGAGGAGGACTTTGTATGAGCACATGCCTTACACTTACGCAAGATGAGCTTGACTACTGTAAGGGACTAGGGGTGAAGCGTCACATGGCCAAGCACCCATCGTTCAGAGACAAGAGCACTGTCCCTACCAAGCAGCTGTACACTGGCGAGTCGCATGTGCTAGGTATCCTAGGTGAGTACGCCTACCACAAAGTCACTGGCTCCAAGATAGATGAGTGTATCTACGAGAGAGGAGATGCCGGGTACGACTTTGAAGAGAACGGCTCAACAGTTGAGGTCAAGGTCAGTACCTTTGGCCCCTCCGGTACGGAGTTAAAGATACCTAAGAAAGAATACGAAGAAAGAAAACCAGATGAGTATGTGCTTGTTTATATTAACAAGAACAATCTCAAAGATGTCACCGTGCTAGGAAAGATTAGCAGGAAAAACTTTGACAAAAAGAAACGTGAGAAACAATACAATCCAAGGTACCCTGTTAACTATATCGTAGGCGCGGAGGACTTAGATGCACTGGACGTTTAGAGATGACAAGACCAGAGTTCCACAACCTGATGAGTACTTTGGTTTTGTATACGTCATCACCAATAAACTTACCACCAAGCAATACATTGGGTGTAAGCAGTACTGGCAG